GGTTGAGGTGACCCAGTTGCAGAATTGTTCCCAAGTATTCGATTGTTGTTGACGTGAAAGTGTAGCAGTCATTGTTTTAAACAGTTAGTAAGACCATCAGGGAAATGGTGGAGTTACTATGCTCCCGCCACCCTCAGGCGGGATATGAGAGACGTGCTTTATACACCCTATAGGTCTCGGTTTGGGGTGTTGACAACAAAAACGGAATGTTACAGGTCCTTAAAGAACCGTTACATTCCGTAACGTGTTGATGTATTTATAATAACACTAAGGTCTCGGTCCTGTCAACCCCCCCAATCAGATCAGATCTGGATAGATGCGAATGGTGTTGCCCATACCAGAATGAGATGTACACTGATAGTAGAGGGTGTTAGGTGCATTGAAGGGGACCTCAAATACAATTGTACCAGTCGCAGCACCGTTATCAGTTACACCATGGTTGTATGCAGTTCCACCATCAGATACTCTAATCTCAAATGGATGGGATCCACCAGACTGGTTATTGAATGCGTACTTCTGACCTCGTGCCAGATAAAGAACTGGATCATTAGTCGTTACGGTGAATCCAATTCCAGTAAAGGTGTAATCGGTAGATGCATTATCACCAAGAGTCCAAGTAGGATATGATTCAACACCAGTTAATGTAGATCCATCACCAGAGAATGATGTTGCAGTAAGAATACCAGTTACAACTACTCCAGTTGGAGTGGTTCTAAACTTCTCACCATTGTCGTAGTAGAGTTTGACATCAGAGTTCTCATTGAACTGAGCGAGGGTCTCAAATGAAGCATTCTCAATCTTCAATTGATTTGTTCTGATAGTCAACTCACCAGTTGGATTGTTCTCTTTGATGAAGGAGTCTGTTCCGTCATGCTCAAATACCAATCCAGTAGAAGCATCGCCAACGCTAACGGTGCTTGCAGTAAGAATACCAGTTACAACTGCACCAGTGTTTGTGGTTCTAAATTTAAGAGCATTGTCATAGTAAAGATCTACTGATCCACCATCAGTAAAGGTTGCCATTTTTTGATGGAAAGTGCTCCTCCTAATCTCAACTCTTCCTGTAGCATTTCCAGGAGGAGTTTGAATATAAAGATTAGATGATGATGAAGCACATCCAATAAATCCGTTAACTCCATTATAGTTTATATTGAGACCTTCGCCACGATTAGTTCCAAATCGCAATTGATCAAAATCATCAATATTAACACTATTTGAAAATGTAGTAACTCCACTTACATTCAAGTTTTGAGTTTGTGTGGTTCCATAAACCGTTGCACCATATCCAGTGGTCTGAATTCTCAGAGCATCTGCATAATAAAGATTGGCATCTGCATTGGTATTAAACAGAGCAGACTTATTACCACTAGTATCACTAACTCTTATAGCAGTTCCATTTGACTGAATTTGCAGTTCACCAGTTCCAGAATCTCTGATAATAGAATCAGAACCACTATGCCAAATCTGAAGGTCATTAGTATCACCAATATTCAGGACATTATTATCACCAAGGTAAACATTGTTTTGGAATGTGGCGATTCCAGACGAGACAAATTCTGTTGTGGTGATTCTTGTTGCGCCACTTACAGAAGCAGCATCTACGTTTGTTAAACCAGATCCATCACCAATAAATGATGTAGCATACATGGTCCCAGTAACGGTGACACCAGCACCAATCGTAGTAAGTTTTACTGCATTATCTTTGTAGAGTTTTGTTCCCGTACTATCAGCACTAATTAATGATCCCTTACCAGCATATGGATCGGTTACTAAAAATTCTTTTGTTTCAATATCTAAGACAGCATTAGTATTGCCCGCACCACTCTTAATTGCATTACGAATTGTTCCTGCAACATCCGCAGAATCAATTGTCATGTGGGTTACTGCAACACCAGCATTGGTTGTACCAATGTCAATGGTTCCAGTTGCATGAATAGTATTAAAAAATGATGTTCCAGTGGTATCAATACCTGCTTGAGATCCGCCACCACCAGGGAGATTGGTTAATCCAGATCCATCACCATAGAAAGTTGCTGCGGTTACAGAGGAAGAAGCAGATACATTTGATAAAGATACTGCACCAGTAATACTAACTCCAGAATTAGTTGTCTGAAGTTTTAAATCCGCACCATGATAAAGAAGTACCCCATTATTACCAGTTGTTGGTATTAATTGAATATTAGTATTATTATTCAAGACCAGTCTTGGTCCAGATCCACCACCACCCTGTACCGTGAGTGGAGAATTTGTTTTTAGAATATTCTGTCCGCCGTTATATATTTGGAGTGGAGATACTCCTCCCCCCAGAAATACATTTGAATTAAATGTAGATACTCCAGAGACTGTAATAGATTCTGTACTAATTGTAGTGGTGCCAACACCAACTCCTCCACCACTGATTCCTGTTAAGTTAGAACCATCACCATAAAGAGTAGTTGCAGTTAATACACCAACGACACTAACATTTCTTCCTACCTGAAGATCTGTACTAATGGCAACATTAATGCCATTTAAATTGATGTTATTAGGACTAGAGATCGTAGGAGTACCAGCAGATCCAACGATATTGATTTCCCTTACACCAAAAGCTCTATCTGCCATTATTCAAAACACGGTTTTTTAGTATTTATTATTGATAGGATATTGTGACGTTACCAGTAACACTCATTCCACCACCCTCAAACATTCTTCTACCACCAACAATTACAACTGGTTGACTTGGTGTTGATTCATTACCAGTCTCTGCATCGTAAATAATGATTGGAGTAGATCCCTCAAGACTGTTAACGTCTGCCCAAGGACCACCACTAATATCACCAGCACCAGATACTGCAGTGTCTTGTCCATAATGAAAATCAGCACTGGATTGTACTTGTAATGTAGTAACTCCAACAGGTTGGTTATGTCCTCTCAACCAATTCCTAACATCTTGCCATCCCCAGTCACGATTGTTCTCTAATTTAGTTGCGATTAGTCCACATGCAACAGGACATGCTGCACTTGTTCCACTAAATTTATTATCATAATAATAAGTAAATCCACTCTGTCCACTTGGTACAGAATCATGTCGAGCATATCCAGATCCACTTACATTAACTGCAGTAAGGATACCATCAGCAGCAGCATAGCAATCAATTTCTGATCCCATATCACTATAGGTTACCTTCCTCTCTCGATAACCTTGTGCAGAACTATACTCATCATCAAGAGCACCAATATTAATAACAGGATAAGTATAAATGGTTCCACCAACACCAGTTCTAGTCATTCCACCTTGCTGTGGAAATCCTCTTCTATTGGTATATGGATATGTTCTCAAACCAAATTCATAGAAGAAGTTTGCTCCAACAGTAACTCCAAGTCCAGTATTCCAATAGTTGTCAAAGTCTGGATGATCAGAACTTGTCTGTTTTTGGTTACTATTTCCTGCTGCTCCAACAAAAATAACACCAGCATCAATCAACTCATCCAATGCTTGTGTTGTTGAGTTAGGAAGCATCTCCCCTTTCATTCTATAACTATCACCCCAATATCCAACCCATCTCATAAATCCTGGTTTTGTATTTGAACTACTATAAGGACTACGAGATGAAGAAGAGGAATAAGATACTCCACTAGCACCGCGATAATAGTAATATGCAGTATCACTGGGGACAGCGCGATATCCCCAACTGTTAGAACAGATTGTGGGATCCTTTGTTCCGTATTCTGGATTAACAGGTTTCATTTGATGGAACAATTTCTGAGCATCAAAACCTGCTTCGATACCAGAACTAAATGATCCATATAAATTCAATACCCACTTGTTTGCATTATATGCCCACCCCTGTGTTCTACCAAAAGTTGCAGCAGCACACTGAGTTCCATGAGTACTATTATAAGCAGTGCTAGTGTTTGATCCATTAGAATTGGCTCTAGTATAAGAAGTACTAACCAAAGCAGTTCCAAAAGTGGTAAATCCGACTGAACGATATGTAGTAGTGTTATTTCTCCACCAATCCACTGCAACACTACTAACAGGAACAACTGTTCCATCCCATCTAGTTTCTAATCTATTACCTGGATCAGCATTAAAAAAGTCAGGATCAATATAGTAAGGAGCATCAACAATCAAATCTAAAACATAGCATCTGCCATTTGGATCAAGAACATTACCCTCAATCATGTCTTGGGGACCAAAGATATATGGATCACCGTCAGGGTTCGTAGTGTTCTTATTAATATCAGCAATATCAGATGGATTATAAAATTCAATATGACCTAACCAAAATCCTTCATCAGCAACAATCACGTCAACATTTTTTCCTGTAGCAAATTTTGGGATTCTATTATTAAAAATACTTGCCGCAGAAGATGTGGTATTTCCCTGAGAGAATACCCAAGGGTCTTGCTTTTGTGAATGACGATACAATTGAAATCCACTACGAGTCATAGTTTTGTAGTCAGTCGCTCCACCAGTAGTTGGAATCAAACTAAATGGTTGCCATGCGCGATAATGAGTAGTTACACCAACATATCTAAAATCCTGAACTGCTGCCTGCAACTCTAATGCAGGTGGAGAATGATCTTCCATTGCTTCATGACAATAGGAGACCTTTTCATGTGCCTCGACTAATGCCGCTTCCTCATCAGTTAAAAGATAAACTGCTCTGGTAGGACTATGCTCTTTTAAATCATCAACAGCAACAGCATCAGATGGAATGTTATCCTCCAATGTTCCATCCTGTGTCAGAAGTTCATGAATGTACTGCCAATCTTCTGGAGCAGTACATCCAACGGCGTAACGCTTTTTTTCCATATCTTATCAGAGCAGAGTTCCTCTAGAGAATCTATATGTAGTTATACCAGTTGTTCCTGTTAATGGTGTTACTTGTAACTGACAGGTTCCACTACTAATGGTAGAAGCAACTGATACAAGTGGATCAGTAGACGAATGCATAATTGCATATTCATTAGAGTATGCTCCGACACCATCTTGCATCACAAGAATCTTCTGTGATTGGATTCCATTTGCATGTTGAATGTGGAGGGTGTATTCAGCAGTCTTAAAGTCATTTGTGGAGACATTGAACTGATCTATAACTGCAGGTGTTCCTACTACAGCAATAAATGTTCCAATTCCAGATTGAAGTCCAAGGATTCCAACCTGCAGATCTGATCTTGGAAGTTCGGTCTTAATACCAACCGCAGATGTAGTGTGAATGCCAGCAGCATTATCAATAAACTTACCACCACTACCAACACCACCAGTAATAGTTACTGTCGCAGTACCACTAGCAAATGTAGTTGTAACAGCAGCACCAACAAAATTGATCGTTGTTGCTGTTCCGACTAAACTTCCTTCATCCTGAACAACAACACCAGATCCAACAGAGACAACTCCAGTCAGATTAGAACCATCCCCATAGAATGCGGTGGCAGTGACAATACCAGTTGCCTTAATATTACCACTAACAGAAAGTCTCTCATCGGGAGTTGTATCATTAATTCCAACATAACCATATGTGGCTCCTGAAGTAGGAGAACCACCATTAATGGTAACAAAATCACCAGTATCTACTGCTCCACCACCTTCTCCTTGAATTCTAAAATTAGGAACGTTTTGGAAACATCTCAATCTAAAGAGAAGAGCAGGACCAGCACTACTGTCATACTGCATGTATGCATAGTTCTCTGAAGCATCCGTGTCTTGTAATCTCCAAGTAGGTGTTGCTCCTTGAATGTTTATATCATCAACACAAGTAATTGTTCCAACAGATATGTTTGGAGAACCAGTGAGTCCTTGTGCAACAGTTGCAATTCCCGCAACATCAGCGTAAGAAGCAGCGCCAATATTGACATTACAAATGCCGTTTAAAATACTGGCAGTAACTTGATTACCAATGAAATTAATTGTCGCTGCTGTTCCAACTGGACTTCCTTCATCTTGGATAACAACACCAGAACCAGCAGCAACGATTCCTGTCAATCCAGAACCATCACCAACAAACTGAGTTGCAGTTACAACTCCAGTGAAGAAGGTTGGTGTTTGAACGAATAATCCACCATGTCCATTTGTTGTACCAATGCCAACTCCTCCATCCATGCCAAACGCTTGGAGTGCCAGAGAGACACCACTATTAGAGCGTATATTTCTTACATAACCATTATTCTCTAGAACCAAACTACCTGAAGATCCAAATGGCATCCACAGATCGCCACCATAAAGTCTTACATCTCCAGCAATATCAAGAGAGTATGATGCATTTACTGGTAGTCCAACACCAATATTACCACCAACACAATAGATATCTCCAGTCTCAAGAGTTCCTGTTATATTTACATCATTGAATGTAGATGTTCCTGTAGTATTAACACCACTACTTCCAGTTGCAGTGACAGTTACAGTTGCAATGCCACCATTTACTGCTGCCGATATTCCAGCCCCAACAAAGTTGATTGTTCCCGCAATACCTAATGGAGATCCTTCGTCATTAATGTAGATGCCAGAAGCACCAACAGACACATTAGTCAATCCAGAACCATCACCAACAAATTGAGTTGCAGTAAGGATACCACCCACAGTAGCATTGGTACTGATGGCAACAGTTGGTGCGTTTAAACTCAAGTTGCCAGGACTTTCTATGACTGGAGATGCTCCCTGATCTCCAATCAAATTCAGTTCCTTAACACCAAATGCTTTATTATTTGACATGATCCTTTTTTAGATATTTATTAGTTTGCAACCCCTTATCGTAATTCCAGATCCAGGAGTTATCTTCATAGTCTCTTGTTTTGGAGCAACTAATGGAGTCGATGGAGTCTCATTGCCAGTAAGAGCATCCCACATAACTATTGCATCCATTCCTTGAATAGATCTAAGATCACTCCAATCGCTGGATGTGGCAGTATCTGCCTCTGGACCATAATAAAATACAGTAGAGGACTGTATTCCTACAGTATTTTTTAACCAATTTTGAATATCAATTCCAGTCCATGTACGATTGTATTGCAGTTTGGTAGCAATAAAACCACATGCCACTGGACAAGCAGCACTAGTTCCATTAAAAGATGCATCTACATCTAAAGCTCCATTTGTAGTATCGTATCTATTATAGGTTGTTCCTGGAGTTGTATCTCCAGATGCCGCAAGAGTCTCATCTGCTGGGGCAAATAGCGCAACAAGATTACCCATATTGGTATATGTTGCCATCTGCTCTTGCCCGCCAGATATATTATCATCAAGAGCAGCAACTGGAATTGTTGGATATATTATATTTCCCTCCCCATCATCAAAAGCACCAATTTGCCCAGGGAATCCCTGTCTATTATGAGTATTATATGCAGTGTATCCAAATATACTTCTAGTAGAAGAGGTTAATGGAGTGCTTGCTGATGATGCCCAATAATTGTTATAATCTGGATGATCAGACTTGACTAGTTTTTGTCGTGAGTTGCCAGCAGAGCAAACAAATATTACTCCCGCATTAATCATCTCGTCACCAGCAGTAACCATAGAGTTTGGAGCATACTCAGATCTTATACTAGTCTGAGCAACATTACTCATAAATGCAGGTTTGCTGCTATACGATATTCCACCAGTGCCGTCTGTTCCTACACGATAATAATAATATCCAGAGGTTAATACACTACCACGATATCCAAAACTATTACTAGTTACTGTGGGATTTCTATTCCCATAGGTTGGATTTACTGGTTTATTTGAGTGAAATATTTTTGTAATATCAAAATATTGTTCTGTTCCACTTCCAGACGTTCCATAAGAATTGATAAACCACTTCTGAGAATTAAATGCCCAACCATGAGTTCTACCATATGTAAGACTTGCACATGGAGTTCCATGATATCCACCATTAGTATGAAGTGCGCTATCACTGCCATTACATGCTGCTCTAGTGTATGAAGAAGTAACAGATACTGTTCCGATCGATTGGAATTCTGCAGACCTATTACTAGAAGTACTCCACCAGTTTCTTGCTTCTGTCTCTGTTGGTACAACAGTTCCATCCCAACGAGTAGTGAGTCTCGTTGCTGGATCTGCATTAAACCAGTCTGGATCAATATAATAAGGAGCATCTAAAACTAGATCCAAAACATCACATGTTCCGTTAGGATCTAGCGCATTACCACCAACATAGTTTGTTGGGTTAGATGAATTTGGTGCATTTCTTCTGAATTCAGAATGCCCAAACCAACAACTCTCATCAGATACAACTACATCTACATCAGATCCATCACCATAATATTCTAATCTACTTGTAAATACTGTGTTATCATCACCATCAATTACCCAAGGATCATCCTTTTGCATACAACGATACAATTGAAATGATGCCCTGTTCAAGTCCGAAGCATCTTCAGTGAGAAGACCACCCCAATCACGATATTGTTTAGCAGGAGTACTGTACCTAAAAGTTTTAGATATAGAATCAACAAGATCGTTGGGATCTGGTGCAAAAGTACCAAGATATTGGGAGCAATCTAAATTTACATATCGAACTCTAGCATCTGTTTTTAATGACTCTGCCTCAGCATCAGTCAAATAATATACAGCTCTAGTAGAACTATGTGATTTTTCATCATAACACTCTATACCACCAGCAAGAAGACTACTATGAATACTATTCCAATCTTCTGATGTATGTCCACCCACTGCATATAATTTTTTACCTTCACCTGCAGGTACTTTTGGTTCAGTCTCTTTCCATTCAGAATATTTAAATTGAGAGTTGTGAATAAAGTGGTTTGAATTGTTAATCACCTATCAGACTCCTTCTACTAAATTCTTAGTAAAGCGATATGTAGTTACACCAGATATTCCAGACTCTGGTGTTGCCTTGATTAAAATATTTCCTTGACTATATGTAGCGGCAATAGACACCATTTGTACAGGATGATACATGATTGCAAACTCTTGATAATATGCAGTTGTATCAATGCCTGCTCCACCATCATGAAGAACCAAGATCTTTTGGGTTTGTCTAATAGTTCCAATTCCCAATGTAATGAGATATTCACCACTAGAATATGCAGAAGCAGAGAAGGAATCCAGTTGGACTTCGACTCCAGGAGTTGCCGCAAATGTACCTACACCAGTCGCTAATCCACCACCAGAAGAGGTGATTGTAACAATGCCAGCAGATGCAGGAGTTACACTAAGACCAGTACCGAAGTTAATTGTAGCAGCAACACCAACACCGACGCCATTATCCTGAATAACAACCCCAGATCCTACCGCAGTAACACCAGTCAATCCAGAACCATCACCAACAAAACTTGTTGCGGTTACAACACCAGTAGCATTGATACCACCAGTCACTAATGTTTCAGTTGTGCTAATTCCTGTTGCGGTTGCACTAATTGTTACGGCACCAGTAGATCCACTGACAGTGATTCCAGTGCCAGCAATAATTGAGGTTGGAATGTTGGTAAGTGATGCGCCACTTCCAGAGAATGCTATTGCAGTGATAATTCCAGTTGAACCACCAATACGTACATTATTGGATACCCACAGTTCATTAATTCCAGGATTGAACTGCAGGGCACCAGTGTCAACCATGGTGCGAACATACTGGTTACCACCAACCTGTGTATAAAGTGTGGGAATATTGTAGAATGCATTATCATCAGCAGATTCTTGAACATAGAATGGTCCATCAAATCCAGTGGTTGCCTTGATAACATCTGCAGTAACAATGCCAGCAGCAGTGATATTCTCGGTAACCTTTAATGATCCACCAACATGTAGTCTCTCATCAGCAGTGGTGCTACCAAAAGATACATATCCATGGTTATATGCCCCAGGAGATCCCCCCTGCATATACATGAGATACTGAGTGTTATTAATTCCACCACCCGCTTCAGACTGCCAGATGAAGTTTGCAGTATTGCTGAATGCTCTGGTTCTAAACAGTACTGAATTATTTGCAGATGAATCAAACTGCATATATGCATAATTCTCAGCAGCATCACTGTCTTGAACTCTGAGTGTAGGAGTAGCGCCCTCAACTGAGAGGTCATCTCTTACGGTAACTCTGTCACCAAAGGAAGATGTTTGACCAGCACCAACGAACAATCCACCAGTTGTATTGATCTCACCAACAGTGATATTTGGCGTTCCTGTAAGATTGGAAGCAATACCAGCAACAGCAGCATATCCAGAAGTTACCGACTCAGTTGCATAACTTGCCGTACTTGCAACACCAGCAACAGAAGCAAAACTTGCAGTACCAGTAAATGTTCCTTTAAATTCTTGTGCTGTAACAATACCCGTTAAAACGGCAGATCCATTGACTTGAAGATTACCAAATACAGTAACACCGATTCCAGAGGTAGAGAACTTCAGTGCATTATTATAATAAAGATTTGCCTCAGCATTTGCCTTAAAGGATGCACCGAGTTCAGTTGCTGTTGCTCTAATGTATACACCATCAGTTCCAGTGTTTGTCAGGTACAGAGCACCATCAAAATCATTATTGATTATATGGAATCCAGTAGCACTATTATTAGTACCCCAGAAGATATCACCATAGTTATTAACACCAATAGATCCAAATCTTGCAGTTGCAGATGAATCAAGAGTAAGGGTATAACCATTACTCATTGAGACATTTTGAGTAATATTTGAGGTTAAATATGAAGACAGATTTGGTGGGGTATAAGTAAATACACCAGAAGTATTATCATAAGAAAGAGAGGAAACACCTATTGGTGCAGTTGTAACTGATAGATCAGACAGTCCAATACCAGTACCACCAGCACCAGTAAGGTCTGCTGCTGCTTGCCACTCACTACCAGACCACTTCAGAACCTGACCAGCAGAAGGAGATGGTGCATTAACGTCAAGAAGACTGTTGAGGTTGGTAGCACCAACACCAGTCAGTTGAGAACCATCACCACGGAAGGATTGTGCAGTTACAATTCCAGCGAAGATTGCACTGGAAAGTCCAACAATATCGTTTGCAGTAACTTTACCAACAAAGGTACTAACACCATTTACATTTAAATTATTAACAATATCTACTTGACCAAGTTCAGAATCAAGGTATAGAGGACCATTGACACCGTAAATATTATTAAGACCAAAAGTTCCAAGTCTCAGATTGCTAAACTCAGCACTAGTAGCAGTAACAATTCCTGCAGAGAGTGTTCCGCTAGTTCTAAAGTCAGCAGTGCCAATAGACACATTTGCTTCACCAATATCATAGTTAACAAGTCTTACCCAATTGCCAGAGTGTGCATAGTATGCTCCACCTGTAGCATGTACATGAGCAAATGCACCATGATAAGTTCCAGCGTCAGGAAGATCTGCATAGGTTGCATACAGGAATGGCATGATGTTGCTGGTTGCAGCACCAACAAATCTAGTCGCTGTCAGAATACCTACAACACCAGCACCACTATCAGTTGTAGAGAACTTAAGAACACTATTATAGTAAAGATCTACTCCACTCCAACCACTATTGAATACAGCAGACTTTTGTCCACCACCATTTTGAATTTCTAAACTTCCACCATATGCAGTAACACGATTACCATGACGAATGATGCCCATGGATCCTGCAAAATTAGTAGATGCAAGATCAAGATAACTTTCAGTTAGAGTTACTGGATTGCCAGTCTCTACTTGATACAGACGAATATCTTCGTTATCACCAACGTATATTCTCTCTTTTGCATACAATCTAGATGCAAACAGACCTGTAGATCCGATACTTAGATTTCCATTAGTTACACTAACAGATCCAGTAAATGCAGCACCAGCAAGAGATGCCTTTGTACCAATCAGATTGGTAGTTGTAGTTGCAAAGTTAGGATCATCTCCAAGTGCTGCTGCAAGTTCATTAAGAGTATCTAATGTTGTTGGAGCAGAGTCCACCAGATTTGCAATCTGCTGAGAAACATAAGCAGGAGTTGCAATACCAGTCAGACCAGATCCATCACCAAAGAAGGCACCAGCAGTAATAGTTCCAGTAGTGTTTACACTGGTAGAACTACCAATACCAAATACAACGTTACCAAAGTCGGCAATCTGAGATGTTGTAATACCAGTCAGAGATGCACCGCTTCCAGAGAAGGAAGTTGCATAGTGAGTACCATAGGTTGTAGCACCAGTTCCCAGGGTTTCTAACTTAAGGAGATTATTGTGGTAGATATATGATCCACCACCATCCATAAACTTGGCACCAAATGCAGTATTATTGAACTTGATATTTACATTTGTACCGTTAGAGTTCAGAACAAGATCACCTGTTCCAACTTCACTCACATATGAGTCTGCACCATCATGGTAAACTTGAAGATCCGCACTATTACCAAATACTGCTCTTCTGTTATCATCGAAGGTAGCATTGGTTTTAAAGGTTACAATACCAGTGAATACTGTATTACCACCACTAAAAGTAAGACCAGTAATTTGAGATCCATCACCAACAAATGAAGTTGCTGTGATAACACCTACACTCAGTCCACGAGTGGTTGTATTACCCAATGCCAAAATGCCATCGAGGTTTTGAGATTCTGCAGTCAGGTATACATTTGAATCTGTAGATCCATCTGCTTTAAGGAATTGGTTGGATAGACCACCCGCCTTAATAAACTGACTTGCAGTTACTACGCCAGAAACAGTAATTGATTCTGTACTAATGCTAGTTGTGCCAACACCAACAGAGAGACCTGTCAGGTTAGATCCATCTCCGTAGAAGGTTGTACCTGTAATAGAACCAGCAACAGATACATTGGAAGAATCAAGAGAGATTGCAGTGAGAACACCAGCAACTCTTACATCACCACTAAAGTTGCCAGTATCTCCAGTAAGATTTTCAAGTTCAGATACTTTTACTTCATTGAGGGTAACCGTTCCAATACCAATGGTATTATTATCCCCATCAATCGTTACAGTACCAGATCCTACAGTGAGTACACCAACAATTCTGACATCACCATCTACAACCAGAGCAGTAGTTGCACCGCCAACAACAACACTGCCAGCAAAAGTAGATACACCAACACTCATTCCAAGGTCGGAGGTATTACCCAGACCAAGAACATTATTCAGAGTTTGAAGTTCTGTTGTAATGCCAATAGGACCAACATCAGAGAATACAAACTTTCTGGTGGCATGATCATACTTCAGATACTTGCCATCATACAATGATGGATTAGTTGCAATACCAACAACGTCATCAAGATACTTCAGTTCTACTTCACCGCCACCACCAAGGGTAGCAAGTTGTGTAGAGATTCTATCTAAGAATAAAGAGTAATGTTGCTTTAACTGATCAAAAGTTACAAAATCAGTCTTAGCAAGAGGATCTCCACCTTGAGGAGAACCCGTAGGTTCATTCAGTAATCCTTCAGATATCCTAGAATTTAACTTACCATATACAGTAAGAATCTCATCCAACTTTGCCTCAATGGCAGGGATGTTGGGGAACATATTCTCATTGATGTTCTCAACAAGATCATCACGTAACTTATAAAATTCTACGTCGATGTTAGCAAGATGCTCATCAACCTTTTGAAGTTGCCTTAATTCTCTTTTCTTATCTACAACTTCACGAAGACTTTCAACTTCCTCAGCGATTCTAATTTTCTCTTCACCAATCGCTTGTTTTAATTTTTGCTGTCTCTCTTCATACAGCAGATTTACCATTTCATACTGATCTTTCTCGGGGAAGAATTCTCTTCTCCAATCAAACTTTTTATTATATGCTTCAACAGGAACAGATGGTCCCTTGGTTGTTTCCTCAAGAGCACCTGTTTTTTCTAATTCTTTATCTAACTTCTTAAGATTTTCCTCAATTTGCTTCGATTTCTTTCCAAGCTTAAGAGACTTCCTAAAGGTGCCCATTAATATTCCAATTATTACGTCTATGGTAATATTTATTATACCTTAAATTAGCACCACTGTCATCTAAATAAATCAGGTATTATGTAAGCACAATGCAAAAATTAGTTAACGGAATCGCACTTCTCTCTGGTCTTGTATCATTATCAGTAGTGGCAGGTGGTGCCTATTTGTATCTGAACAAAGATGCTTTAGTAGAAGATGCTAAAGCAAAAGTAACTGCTGCTGTTACTGATGCAGTTGCTGGAGCACTTCCTGGAATGCTTGATTCTGCTATGCCAAAACCACCAGCACTACCTAGTGCTACAGGTCCTGCTATATCATTACCATGATATTCAAAAAAGAACAACCTGGAGATTATTATCCAGAACCTACACCAAAAAAAGAATCCAAACCTATTAAATGGTTTGTTATTGGTATAGGTGGATTAATTGGTATTGCTCATATAGGTGTTCTTGGTCATTTAATGAGACCTCAATATCCTGTCATAAATTTTCCTCAGGGAGATTATTCGTCATATGAAGTTGAGGCAACTAGAGATGGTTACAAAATTAAGTACCGTGCAAATGACCCCAGAATTCTAGAATCCGAACGCTCTCTAAATGTAAACACAGACAAACGTGGTTGGTTCGGTCCTAAGACAGAACAGCGTAGAGAATATCGTTCTGACCAGTATACTATGGATGGCGCTAGAAACTTAGGAGGTGCCTTTGATGGCGAGGGAAAGAACAATGCCAAAAACGAAGAGTGTATCAGGGCGGACGCTGGAGCACGATCTCAAGGTGCCCTAGCAGGAACTAGTATTGCTGCAGGTGCTCTTGTTCCTGCTGTAATAAATATCCCATATGTAGGATGGTTGGCTGCAGGATGGATGACCCTACTTGGTCAGCGAGTTGGATCTGATGTTGGAAGTCAAGTTGGTAAAGTATTCAATGATTGTTAATTATGACTACATCAAGAAGAAAGTCCAGAGATGCTGAAGGCAAATTCTTTTTATATGTCTTCTTCTTCCATCTCTGGAGTGGCATCATAGGATTATTTACAGATGGAGATAAATGAAATCAAAGTAACTGGAAAACCCATTCCAGAAATTAATATTTTTGATCCCTCCATTCCACAAGTCTTTACAGGATACCCTATGCCTGTAACAGTCGATATAGGGTTTCCAGTCGTAGACATACCTGGATGTGTAGAGACACGAGAATCTAATGATCTTAGGGAAGTTGACCCTAGAGGTAATATGGTTTTATGTGATGGGCAAGTTCCATCATACAATCCTCCCAACTTTGAGCCCAATCAGATGCTGCCTACTCAGCGTCCAGAGGTAAATACAAGGCAACCTAAAGCTCCCGCTGCTCCTGATCTACCGATACCTAAAACTCCCCCTGCCGCCGCCAAGGTAGATTGCCCCACAGCAGCACAGCAGGCAAAGGAACCTGTCGGCACATACATTGAGGGGTTTAGAAAGAAAGTTACTGACTATCAGTTAGTTGGCAACCAGTGTATTCAGATAACAGAAGCAGTGCCTCTACCAGAGCAGATTGTTGCTGGTCTTCCTTCTCCTGGTTCTGTAGTTATGACTGGTGGTATTGCTGTAGTGGCAACAGCATCAGCACTTATGGCAAAACCGCTGGCAGATATCCTACT